GGGTCGTCATGGTCGGCGCGACGACACTCCCGGCCCCGTACTCGTGGAGGCCCGCCGTGCGCGTCACCGCTAAGTACGGATGGTACGACGGCGTCGCCCCGGACGACATCATCGAGGCGACACTCATCCTCTCCGCCGACCTCTTCAAGCGCGCATCCTCAGTCGGCGGCGTACTCGGCCTTTCCGAACTCGGCGCGATCCGCATGAGTCCCCTCGGACGCGACATCGCCGCGATGACTCGTGCGTACCGACGGGACGTCATCGCATGATCCCGTCACAAGTACGCGACGCCCTCAAGAGCGCCGTCAACATCACCGGACTCCGCGTCTACGACACAGTCCCGGACGGCCTCATGCCGCCCGCCCTCGTCGTCGGTCAACTCTCGATCGAATGGGATCTCGTCATGGCTCGCGGCGCAGACTCGGCGACCGTCGACCTCATCCTCATCGCGGGCCGTATGTCCGACCGCGCCGCACAGGACTACCTCGACGGGCTTCTCACCGCGACCGGATCAAACTCGATCAAGACGAAGATCGAAGCCGATCAGACTCTCGGCGGGACGGTATCGTCGGTGCGATGCGTCTCCGCCGTACCCGTCGCCGTGACTGTTGCGGGTGTCGAGATGCTCGCCTACCGCTTCTCTGTCGAGTTGTGGGGATAACACGCGACAGAGTCCCCGACTACAATGAACCCGCACCTCGCGAGCACTACGGCGCGCGCAAGGACGGATCGGATCAACACAAGGAGTAGTCTTTAGAACATGGCAACAGTCACCCAACTCGGAACCGCGGACGTCTTCACGGTCGGCGGCGTCGACTTCAAGGATCAACTCCAGTCGATCACGATCACCTACTCGAAAGAGGCTCTCGAGGTGACGACGCTCGCAGACACCGCGCGCAAGTTTGGCGCAGGCCTCCAGAACAATGAGATCACCTTCACCGTTCTCGGCTCGTTCGCGACGAGCGAAGCCGTGCAGACATTCTTCGGTGACGTCGGCACGACCGTCGACATCGTCTACTCGCCGCTCACGGGCGCACCCGCGACCTCCTCGCCGAAGTATGAACTCGTCGGCGGCTATCTCGCGTCCTTGCCGATCACGGTCAACGTCGGCGAACTCGTCGCCGTGACCGTCACCTATCAGGGCGGAACTCTGACGGAGGACGTCACCCCGTAATGATCGACATCTCCGTCTCCGTTGAGCGGCGAGACGGAACACAGGATCAGTATCCGGTGTTCCCGCCGACGATCATCGCATTCGAGCGATGGGCCAAGATGGGAATCTCGTCCGCGTTCGCATCTAACTCGGTCAAGTTCGAGCACCTCTACTACCTCGGATGGCTTGCAGAGAAAGACGCCGGAGTCGTCGTGAAGACGTTCGACGAATGGCTCAAGACCATCAAGTCTGTCGACATCGTTGACTCCCCAAAAGGCTAATCCGAGGATCTCTTCTAGAAGTCATCGCGGTCATGTCCGTCGACACCGGGATCTCCCCGCTCGACCTCATCAACACACCGCCGGAGATCCTCGAACTCATGCACCTTAGGCTCAAGGATCGCACAGAAGCGAGGAAGAGAGGTCGCCGCTAATGGCGAACAAGATTCCGACCGGGACGTACGGCTTCCGAGTAGAAGGCCGCGAGGGTCAAGTCAAGATCGAAGGCCTCGCCAAGACACGCACCGCTCTGAAGAAACTCTCCGACGACCTCGACTACCGGGCGATCGAGTTCCTCCCCACCAATAAGGCCATCGCCGCACAAGTCGCGAAAGGTGCGCGAGCATACGTTCCATTCGACTCCGGCAACCTTGCCGCGACGATCCGCGACGCCGCGACCAAGACATCCGCGAAAGTGCGCGCCGGATACAAGTCAGTTCCCTACGCAGGCCCGATCCACTTCGGATGGCCTCTTCGTCGCATCAAGCCGCAACCGTTCATCTACGACGCGATCGACGAACGTCGCGACGAGATCAAAGAACGCTACGAGAAACTCGTCAAGAACCTCATCGAGAAGTACGACTTGAACCCGTAGTACCCTAGAGGCTCACTATGGCGATGATCTCAGTCACGATCTCGGGCAACGCAGGCCCGCTCAAGAAGGCGGTCGGCGAAGCCGATAGCAGTCTCGGGAAGATCGGCGAGTCATTCAAGAAGGTCGGCGTCTTAGCGGCGGCAGGATTCGGAGCACTCGCCGCCGGACTCGGCGCGGCAGTCAAGGCCGCGGCAGAGGATCAGCAGTCGTTCGAGCAACTCCGACAGACGCTTGAGAACACAACCGGCGCGACCGAGGACATGGTGCGCGCGATCGACGATCAGATCGGAGCGATGTCTCGAGCGTTGGGTGTTGCCGACGATCAACTCCGCCCCGCACTCGGGAACCTTGTCCGCGCTACGGGTGACGTCACCGAGGCGCAGGACATACTCAACGTCGCCCTCGACATCTCAGCCGCAACCGGACGTGACCTTGACTCGGTGTCGATCGCTCTGGCGAAGGCGTATGGCGGATCGACAACCGCTCTCAGCAAGTTAGGAATCCAACTCTCAGACAACGCCAAGAACGCCGGGGACTTCAAGGTCGTCACCGACGAACTCTCCTCCATCTTCGGCGGCGCGGCACAGGCCAACGCCGAGACGTTCGCCGGGAAGATGTCGCGACTCCGCATCGTTCTCTCAGAAGCGGTAGAGACGATCGGCTCCTACGTCATCCCGATCGTCAGTAGTCTCGCCGAGTTCTTCCTCCGTCGAGTAGTTCCCGTCTTCGAGAACTTCATCGAGAAGGTCGGCCCGAAAGTAGGAGAGGCTTTCCGCAAGTTTGCCGACATCCTCAAGATGATCGCGATCCCGATCATTGACGCAGGCCGGAACGCCTTCGACAAGATCCGAGAAGTCATCGACCGCAACTCCGGCTCGATCGAAAAGATACAGAAGTTCTTCGGGGACTTCGTCGGCTTCGTCAAGAACACCGTCGCTCCGATCGTGTTGAACGTCCTCGGGGGCGCGTTCAAGTTCGTCGTCGAGAACATCCTTCCGCGGGTACTGGACGGGCTACTCAAGTTCACGGGAGCACTCTCCACAGTCGGCTCGTTTGTGATCGACATCGCGAAGGTCATCATCGGGGCGTTTGAGGGAATCGTCAACGGGATCATCGACGCGGTGAACTTCGTCATCCGGCAAGCGAACCGTCTCCCGGACTGGCTCACGGGTGGCACGATCTCTGAGATCGGCGGCGTCTCATTCAATGCACCATCGCTCCCCGGCATGAGCGGCTCGTCTGCGTTCTATGGGTCACCGGATCGTGTTCGTACTGGCGTATCGACTCCGCAGATTCCCGACCTCGCGATCACGACCCCGACAGGCGGCGGAGGTGGCGGCGGTGGCGGAGGAGGGGGAGGTCGAGTCTCTGGCATCAGCACCGCGACAGGCGGTCTCACGCTTCCGAACCTCGCCGACTACGGCACACTCGAATCCGCACGACTCGCCGACATCGCCCTTCTCGACGTTCAGCCGTCGATCGTGAACGTCACGATCAACACGGTCACCGCGGACGAGAACCTCCCGACCCTCGTCGTCGACGCCTTTCAGCGATACAACCTCATCTACGGCCCCGCCGAGATCGACATCGCCGTCTAAGCCATGCCCGCGACCCTCGTCTCCGGCGGGACGTACCTCTTCGAGATCGACACCGGATTCGGTGACGGCTTCACGCTCGACGACACTCAGCAAGGCCTCCTCAACGGGACAGAGTTCGTACTCGACGGCGTCGACTCCTACTCGGACATCTCCGACCAAGTGCAGACGGCCCGCATCTTCAGAGGCCGCAAGACCGACCTCGACTCGTTCTCACCCGGAACGCTCGTCATCAACGCGATCGACCCGGCCCGCAACTTCGACCCGTACAACGAAGACTCGATCTACTACGACGAGTTCGACGACACCCCGGGACTCTCACCGCTCCGACAAGTCCGCGTCTCCCGCGACGGCGAGTACATCTACAAGGGCCGCGTCGTCGACTTCGCCTATTCGTACGGCTCCAAGCCGGGAGAACTTCCGCGGGTCGTCATAACGTGCGCCGACGACCTCTTCCTTCTCGCGAACACACGCCTCTCCGCGTTCACGCCGTCCGCAGAGTTGTCGAGCGCACGGGTGACGACGATCCTCGACCGTCCGGAGGTGGACTATCCGGCGGCGACCCGGGACATCGCGACCGGGACGACGACTCTTGGCGCGTATGCGATCGCCGAGGGAACGTCCGCGCTCGAGTACCTCCGCAAGATTCAGCAGGCCGAGCAGGGTCGGCTCTACGTCAGCAGAAACGGCGACATCGCGTTCGACGCGCGAGTGGGAACGACGCTTTCCGCTCCCGCGGTCGTCTTCTCGGACGTCGCCGGGTCGGGTGACGTTCCCTACAAGGGTCTCGGAATCGACTACTCGACGGAAGACGTCATCAACCGGGCGGTCGTTCAGCGCACCGGAGGCATCGCTCAGACGGAAGAGGATCTCCCGTCGCAGGCCCTCTATCAGATTCAGGCGTACACGATCACCGATTCGCTTCTCTCCACGGACGCGCAGGCTCTCGCCCTCGCCGAGTACCTTCTCGCCCCGACCCCGGAGCCGCGCTTCTCGTCCCTCGTCGTCGACCTCTACCCGCTCGCATCGCTCGACAAGGACGCCGTCGCCGAACTCGAGATCGGGGACACGGTCGAGATCACCAAGTCGTACGCGACCGGGTCACCGTTGACCGTCACCGAGGAACTCGCGATCGAAGGGATCGAGCATTCGATCTCAACGTCGGGCCATTCGATTACGCTCTACACGGCCCCGACGACGATCGTCTACGCGCTCCTACTCGACGACAGTCTGCGCGGCCTCATCGACTCCGACAACGTCCTAACGTAGAGAGGCTAGGATCTAGGCACTATGGCGAAGCAGACATTCACCGCGGGGCAGGTGCTCACCGCCGCGCAGATGAACTCGCTCCAAGCGAACGACTACAACTGGACGGTCGACACAAAGACCGACTCGTACACGCTCGTCGCCGGAGACGCCGGGAAGCGGATCGTCATGAACGCGGCAACCGCGAAGACGATCACCGTCAACACGAGCATCTTTACGGCGGGCGATGTCGTATGGATTCATAACATCAACACAGGGACGGCGACCGTCACGGCAGGAACCGCGACAGTCAACACGGCGGGATCACTCGCACTTGCTCAATGGGAGGGTGGAGCGCTCTACTTCACGAGCGCCTCTTCGGCGATCTTTTTTCGCGGTGGCGGTGTAGGGTACGGGACGGCAACAGGCGGATCAAGTAGTAGCGCAACGATCGGCGGAATCAACTACACGATCCTCACATTCACCTCATCTAGCACGTTGACGGTCACCAAAAGCGGACTATTCGACGTTCTACTCATTGGGGCGGGCGGCGGCGGCGGTCGTGGAGGTTCCTCAGCGCGTGCCGGCGGCGGAGGAGGAGCGGGCGGCCGTCTATTGACTACCGTCTATCTCACGGCGAACGCCACCGTGACGATCGGCGGCGGCGGTTCTGGATCGGTAGCGGAATACAACGACAACTCCGGAAACGGAGTTTCATTAGGCGATCTCTCAACCGCGGGAGGCGGCGGCGGAGCACAAGCGATCAGCGGTGCGGATAACCGTGAGGCAACCCGCGGCGGATGCGGCGGCGGCGGTAATGGAAGCATCAAGACAACCGGAGCCGCTTCGATGGCCCCCGCCGTGAGCGGTTATGCGGGCGGCAACGGATCAAACCCCGCGGGAGGTGGCGGCGGCGGCGTCACCGCGGTCGGAGGAAATGCGTCTGGATCGACGGCGGGCGCAGGCGGAGCAGGTTATGACGTCTCATTATTCATCGGCGGATCAACCTCAACGAAGGGCGCAGGCGGTCAAGGAGGAGACGCATCAACCGCGAGCAACGCAGGCGCGAACTCTGGCGATGGAGGCAAGGGCGGAGCGACGGGTGCAACAAATGGCGGCAACGGTGGCTCGGGTATTGTCTACGTTAGGTTCAAGGCCTAAGAGATGGCACACTTCGCACAGATAGATCAGAACAACGTCGTCACACAAGTCATCGTCGTCTCTAATGATGACTGTGGAGGCGGAGACTTTCCCGCATCGGAACCCATCGGTCAAGCATTCATCGCATCACTCGGACTAGCGGGTGACTGGCTTCAGACTTCCTATCATGCAAACTTCCGCGGATCGTATGCGGCAATCGGATACGTCTACGATTCAGAGTTGGATGAGTTCGTTCCCTCAAGTCCTGCATCCGAGTAGCCTTCGAGCGCATGAACGCGCTCCGCACATTCGCCCGCAACAACCCGGTCAGAGTTCAAGCCTTCGTCACCTCTGCGCTACTGCTCCTCGCGTCGGTGTGGGATCTCCCCGCGGAGGCTCTCGCAACATTCGTCCTCGCCGCGCTCGGCCTCGGAGAGTTCACTCAGCGCGTTGAGAACTTGAAGACCGCCGAGGCGTACCGCGACACCTACGTCGAGCCTGAGGAGTGAACCGTGCGACCCGTGAAACGGGTCGTCCTGCCCGCCGACCTCACGAACGCTAAGAACGGGCAACTACAAGCGAACCTCCTCCGAGCGATCAAGCCGCTAGGACAACTCCACCACCTCGCCGCCGACGCCTACGGCGCGCTCCGAGCCGCCGCCCTCGCCGACGGCATCCGACCCTTCAAGCCGACCGCCCGCCCCGACACCTACCGCTCCTACGCGGAGCAGGCCGCGCTCTTCAACGCCCGGTACACGACGACCCCGATCCCGGGCCAACCGACCAAAGTGTGGGAGGGCCGCCGCTACTGGCAGAAGCCCGGAACCGCGGTCGCCGCCGTCCCGGGGACATCGAATCACGGCCTCGGCCTTGCCGTCGACATCTGGAGCGCGTCCGGTGACCGTCTCGACTGGCTCGAGTCGAACGCACTCACGTTCGGATTCTGTTGGGAGTTCCGCTCCGGGGCCGAACCGTGGCATCTCGTCTACTACCGCGGAGACGACGTCCCGAAAGCCGTCGCCGACTGGAAGAACGCCCGATGAACACCGCGATCATCGTCGCCCTGATCTCCGGAATCGCGACCCTCTTCGCCGCGATCTTCCCGGCCCTACTCGTACAAAAAGCCCGCCGCGAGAATGCCACCGATCACGGCAAGGTCTCATCTAGGCTAGATCGCATCGACGACCATCTCGGCGTCGTGGAGGCGGAGGTACGGAACGTGGCACTAGGCCTCGACACGCACCTCCTCGAGCACAAGAGGAGCGAGTTAGAAGATGGGAATACTCGAAGAGTTGGGGACGCATAAGACCAAGACGGAGGCGTTGCGCGAGTGGCTCGCGTCACGCCCGAAAGCCGAGCGGGACGAGTGGATCGAAGCGATGACGCAGACGTCACGATTCACGAACGCCGCGATCGCCCGGCTCCTCATCAAGAAAGGATTCGACGGCTACACGCTCCGAAGCCTCGAGAACGTCGTCTACCGCTATCGGCAGGGTCTCAAGTGAGCATCGACAACGAACTCAACGACGCGCAACGCCTCGAAGAACTTCAAGCCGCTCTCGCTCGCGCGCATCGCAAGATCGCCGACGAGAAGAACCGCACCGACGAGATCGTCAACGCGATCTACCGGGCGGCGC